TGCTTTAGTTGGATTAAAGAATATGCAAGGAGAATTAGATATACCGACGGTTATAACAATGCTAGGAGATACTTATCAGGAGGGGGATTATGTACATTTAGGGAACAGAACTCAAACGGGTGACTATGATTCTTTAATGATATTCCGTCAGCAATAACATCACCACCCGTTACAGTTACACTCCCACCTGATATGGTTATGCTCCCACTTGTTATATTTATATTTCCATTTGACATATTTAAAGTTATATTTGACATATTAGCGGTCCCACTACCGCCACCCGTTCCAGTTATTGTCATATTACCAATTAAGCCAAAATTTCCAGTTTGATTTTTGTTCCCTAGTTGAGTCATATCACCCGTTAAATCATAGTCACCCGTTTGAGTTCTGTTCCCTAAATGTACATAATCCCCCTCTTGATAAGTATCGCCTAACATTGTTATAACAGTTGGTATATCCAATTCACCCGACATATTCTTTAATCCAACCAAAGCAATACAATCACTATAATCGTGTATTCTAGCTTCCAAAGGTGGTTTAAAATCGTTACCACTATACCACTCATCAAAACATCTTTCAACCACAAATAAAACTGCATAATCCCCAACAGCCAAAGGCATTTGAATAGATGAACTTCCACCTAAAAAGTTAATAATAGGTACTTCGATAAAAGTTGGCAAATCAACTGCTTTATCATTTACAAGCCTACTTATTACGGGTTTACAGTCGATAGTTTTTTGGTTTATCTTTGTGATTTTAGCTATTAATGTTGTATGTGTATCAACTAGAGAGCCTCTAATGCTATTTAAAATAGTGCTTTCTAATGTTGGTTTAGAATTTTCGTTGTAATTCATTATCAACCTTTTTTATTTTTATTATAGCTAAATCAATAATATTTATTTAGAATTAAGTTTATATTAGTTAAAATTATTTTAATAAAATAAATAGGAGAAAGAAAAATGGGATTAGATATTTATGGTAAAAAAACGGGACACAATTTAAGTGGTGGATATTCAAGGTTGCATCAAAACGCAAGATATTTAGCTTTAGTTTGGTGTGGACTTCCGGATAGTATTGGTAGTAATAAAGATGGATTTAATGCTTATATGCACTTCCCAAGTTATGAAAGTAATTTTGACAATATGAATAATTTTATATATTCAATTCAATTGTCAGGGTATCATTTTCCTAATTTATTAATGCACTCTGATTGTGAGGGCAACTATACTAAAAATGGGAAAGATGCTCCATTGACTAAAAACATAGAGGGTGGAAATTCTAAAAAACTATTAAAAGAGCTAGAAGTTTTATGTAACGATGATGACCTAATTAATCATAAATTAGAAAGAGTAAGAAATGCTTTAGATTATACGATTAAGTTTAGAGATTTAGTTAAAGATGAATTAGAAAATGGAAATGGAACAATTTTATTTAGATAATTTAAAAGCCACTTTAACCAGTGGCTTTACTATCCTTATTTGCTTTCTCATTTTCAGCTAAAAGCAATTTAGTTTCATTTAATCTAACACATATAACCTCTTGACTCCAATCAGTACCCGTTGAGTCACCTCTATAAGTTATTGTCAATACTTTATAAGTTCCATTTAGATTTTCAGCGTAAATTGATTCTATTTTAACTTGACACCCTATTCTAATTGTTGGATTTAAAAGAGTATTAAATGTTACTTCATACTTCTTTTTTGTTGGCGTATTTAATAATCCAGTTGAAGCATTTACTAATGGAATTATATCGCTTACTACTTCATTTTGTTTTATGATATATAGTTTACCCTCATCAATATAATAAGTTTCATCATCTTTTAGATTGTTCTCGACTAGCTTTAAACTATTTCCAACTAAAACTTTAGCACGATTTACAACGGGTCGCTCTGATATTCTAGCTCTTGTAGTATTAGGCATATCTTTTAAAATTACATTTATTGCATCGCCTTTTTTTACTGTTGTAGATGTGTAGCTACCTTGAGCATCTACTAATCCATCCATAGAAACCGCCGTTGTAACAATGTCTGCACCACTTTTTTCACTAAAACACTCAAGTATAAAACCCTTAAATAATGTTTCAATTTTGTTGTAACCAGCTTTTAATAAAAATTCTAATTTTGTTTTAGTGTCTGTATCATCTTTTACTAGCTTCTTTCTTTTATCTTTAGACAAGTTATAAATTCTTACTCTACAACTATTCAAGCCTGCGTCCACGCTCTTTACAGAATCAAACTGAATTCTAATATTAGGTTTTATTATTACAGCTTCACCCGTATTTAGTGTTATTATTAATTCGTAATCTCTTCCGAATCTTGAGCTATTCAACATCGTAACCCCTTAAAGCTGTTATCTCACTTCTATCCAACAACAACAAATCAAATACCTCGCTAGTAAAACTATCCACAGCAAATGGGTCAAGTTCTAGTCCTTTATCATCTATAACTAAATCGAAAGGGAAATTAATTCCAGTACATAATAAAACGCCCGAAACTAATCTAATTCCGTTAATTGTTTTACCTTTAAAACTTACATTTGCAAACCAGCAATTCTCAATAAATTTCATTTCTAAGGTTATAAAATCATCTTCAAAAGGGATTAAATTTGATTGATGTATGTCTTCGGTTAATAATAGTTTTTTCATTGGAACAACCTACCTAATAATGATTTTTGTTCTGTTTCAGTTTTTACTACTTCTTTAGTATCAGTTACGCCATTATCTTTTTTAGCTGTTGTTTTAGCCTTTGTTGTACTTGTAGGCTTAGCAGTTGGTTTATCAAAATAAATATCAGCTTTAGCGTATGCAATTTCAGCAAATCTTATTTCTTTTGCAGATAAAGAATATTTTAACTTTTGATTAGTTGAATTATCTTTTGTAATAGTTAAAGAAGTTATGAGCATATTTTCATAATTTCTAAAAGGCATTTCAATAGTTATTAATCTTTTATTAATATAGTTTGACTCCAAGAAATCAAAAAAATCATCTTGCACAGTTCTAACTTTTGATATAGGTTTGTTTCTATTGTTGAAACGATTATATATATCAAAACCTTTATTAACTAACTTCACAACACTTGAAATCTTATCCACTACACCTTGAATCTTTTGTTGTTGCTGTTTAGTTAATACAGTATTTATAACCTTAAATTGTACTTTTTCTCTTATAGTTTCAAGAACAAAGTCATCAAATTTAGGTTTTAAATGAATATCCGCAACCTCACCACTAATTGATAAAGTGATAGGGTCATTGATAATATGGTCATTTATAACGCTTCCATCCTCGACATAATTTTCAGGAGCTACCATTGTGAAGTTAATAGATGAATCAAATCTTACATCAAGATTAAATCCACCAATTCCGACTGTTTGCTTTTCATCTTTTTTCTTGTATAGATAACCTTTTACAATATTGTCAATCATTAATATCCCCCTTTGTTCATAGTTGAATTAGTATCTTTTAATTGTTGTTCTAAAGAGTTTTTAACACTTGTACCCGCTGTCATTGGGTCATCTGTTTTAACTTCTATTTTAATATCATTACTTACTGTATTTGCTAAAGTTTTATTCATTAATTGTTGTGGAACTGCATTTTGTGTTATTGCATTTGGACTTATTATACTATTGTCTAAAGGTTGTTTAGCAATTGCGTTTTCATTTATTTTTGATTCTTTATCATTACCAAATGGATTTAAACTTGAAACATCAAAGTTTTTAACTGAATCAATAGTATTATTTACCATATCCATTAATGGTTGAAAGTATGAGATAATATTATCAATAAAAGATTTAATATCATTCACAACACCATCAAAAGTATTTTTAACGCTGTTTGCAATTTCATCAAAATAACCCATTGCTTTTTCTTTTAGTTCATTAAATTTCTTAATTAAAAAACTATTTTTATGCGTCAAATCGTCATATATTAAAACAACTGCTGTAATTCCAGCGATAATATAAGTAAATGGATTAAATAACATAGAACTAATCATTGCTTTTCTAAGCCATAAAAACCTAGCACCCAAAGCTAATAAGACATTATCAAACCCTACAATATCATCTATTGTTTTATAAGTAGCAATTCCAAAATCTTTTAACCAATTTATAATGCCTGATATTGTTCCATTTTCAAATAAAGTGACAAAATTATCAGCCATTTTTTTAAGTGCCGGAGTTAATGCAATTTGCATTTTAGTAGCTAAAGCAGTAAACGCAAAACCTAAAGTGTCCATTGAGTCTTTATATTCAGCCACTTTCTCTTTTTCTTCATCAGTTGTAATACCTAATGCCCTAGCTTGTAATCTTAGTTTATTAATACTTTCATCGCTAGACTCTAACATTTGTAGCATACTTCTATCAATTCCAAGTTTGCTTAAGATAGATATTTTTTCTGTTTTTTCTAAACCTTTTAATTTTTGTCTTAACTCTTCCATTACAATATCAGCAGATTTTACTTTACCCGTTGCATCTTTTACACTAATACCCATTTTCTCAAATATAGCTTTTGCTCTTCCTACATCGTTTGCAGTATCTCCAATTGCTTGTGATAATCCACCTATCGAAGATTCATAGGCTTGAGCAGAACTTCCACTTAGAGTCGCTACATAACCCCATTCTTGAAGTGCTTGTATTGATACACCCAAAGTTTCAGCAAGGTCATTTTGCTGGTCGATTTGGTCTACTAATGATAGATTAAAACCATTTAAAGCAACAGCTCCTATTCCTAATCCAGCACCTAGCTTAGTAATCATACCGATACCAGTATCTAAGCCTTGATTTAATTTTTGTAAGGGTTGAAGACTTCCAACAAATGAGAAACGCGTCACAAGTTCAGTCATTGCCATATCAATTCCTTTTTTATTTTTATTATATCTAAAATAGTTAAGTGATATAAAAGGATTGATTAGTTAAAATTATTTTAAATATTTAAGGAGTTTAAATGTTCGGAGATAATATAGATTTTATAAGTATTGAAAAATACAATGAAGTAGTAAATGAATTAAATCAGCTTAGAAATATTAAAAAAGAAAATGAAAAACTAAAAATTGAAATTAGTATTTTAAAAACAAAAGTAGAGCAATTAACTGAATATAAAATATTAGCTGAAACCACTTTTAAAACATTGTCAAAAGAGGGAAATTAATCCCTCTTAATTAAACTAATCTTCTAATAAAGCCTTCTAAAACATACTCAACAGTAGCATTACCATCTTGATTGTTTTTAGTATAAGTTGGTTTAGTAGTGATTGAAGCCGATAGAATTTCATAAGACTCAACAGACTCGCTATCATCTTTAATATAAACTTCTTTTAAGCTACCCTCAAAAATTATAGGTGTTTCATTGTTTACTTGTTCATTTAGCCAAATATCATTATCTGAATATCTTTGAACTCTTACAGTTAAAGTTGCCACATCACTATCACTTCTTTGTGTGATATTAACAGCTCTATTTGCACCATATACCCTAGAAGTTAAAGGATTAACAAAAGCTAATTCAATAACATCACCATTGATGAAGTCTTTTATTAACTCACCATTTAGCACTAAAGTAGTGCTATTTGTTAAAAATCTTGATACTGCCATTTCTTACTCCGCTATGCTTAAAGTTATGTCAACGCTGTGTACTGCACCTGCTAATTTTAGTGCTACTTGAATTGCTGGACTTTTTCTTGCTGTTCTATCATCAATACTTTGTTCACTAAGTGGTTGACTATAAATGAAATAACCATTAGTTAAAATACTTCTTCTAAAAAGTAATGGGTCTCCAAAGTCATCGCTAGATGTCCAAGTATTTGGAGCTATTACATTCGCTTTTCTAAATAAAATCAAAGTCTTTTCAATCGTATCAACAATCTTATTAACATCTCTTTTAATTTGAGCTAATTTAGTTCCAGTTGTTCCAAGTAAATTAAACACATCTGTTTGAATATAGTTTTTAATAGCAATAATATTATAAACATTATCTGCCCAACCATTCGCACCACTTGTTAAAAGCTTAGGTAAATCACCGAAATTAGTATATAAATCTAATCCTACTTTTTTAGCTTTATTAATTTCATCTTGTGAATAATCTTCACTAACAATACCTTTTAACTCTTTTAAGTTAAGCGTAATTGCACTATTTTCATTATTAAAGTTTACAGTATGCAGTCTAGTCATTTCAGCAGTTGCTACTTTTCTATCACCATCTTTTCTGTAAATCATTCTATAATTTTCTAAACCTGAAAGTTTAATATCCCAAACAACATTAGTAATATCTTTTTCTAAGTTTGAAGCACTATCAAAAACATCATAAGATAGAATATCATTAGCTTGTGCAAATACAGCTAAAGCTTTCGACTCTTCATCAGTTGGATTGTCTAAGAATGTAAACCCTTTAAATGGCTCTTCTTTTAAAGCTTCCGTTACTGAATCCACTTTGCTTTCAGCAGTTAATGTTCCACTAGCCAAACCATCAAACGCTACAGCACCCGTTCCAATTGACAAACCTAAGATAACACCGATAAAAGTACCGCTTGTATTTTCAGTTAATAAAGATACTTCGCTTACTG